TTTCAAAATAAAGAGGCATCTATTAAAGCTAATGCGTCAAGAATCGTTTTAGATTATTTCAATGTATCAAATAGAGAATTCGGGGAAAGCTTCTTTCCTCAAGATATTTCAAGAGAAATTTTTACAGCTATACCAGAGGTAAGGTTAGCGGAAGTTACCAATTATGAAAAACCCATAACCTTAGAGTTTAACGAAATTCTTCAGTTAAATAACTTTAACATAACTCTTAACTATGTCTAAATCTTTTAAGAGAAATTATGTTGATGTACTCCAGGTTATAACCCCTTCTTATTACAAGGGTTTAGATAAGGAGTCTGCAACCGACTCCACAGATTTAGTAGCACAAATACTAACTACGGAGCTTAATCTTGTAAAAAATAACTTTTTTATACAACCTCTTAGCTCATTTCCTCTTAGTCTTAGTAGCCTTCTAGATTGGGATGCTGGTGAAGGATACAGTAAAAAGTTAGTAAATTATTTAATAAAGCAAAATAAATTAACTGAAATAACTCATTCTGAATTTGATTTATCTATCTTAAAACCATTAGGCTATGAGATAGATAATTATAACACTTCAGGAGAATTTAAAACTTTTCTTACAGAAACTCTATTACCTCAAATAGCTTTAGGTACAGACAGTTCGGTAAATGATTTATATACCGCTACAGAGGGGGCATACGGTAGTGATGATGAAGCTTCTCATAAATTTTTATTAGAATCTTTAGGCTTATTTCATATTTTAAATTATACAAGAGCAACACCTAATTTAGATTTTCAAACATTATTAGCAGATTTACTAGCTGATAAATTATATTCTGGTTTTACTGTAGGCTTAGTTGATGCTATCAAGATATTAAAAACTGGGCTTTGGAATTGTACTGATGCCACTACTAAAGCAGTAGCTTTCCCCTCCCCTTTTGCATCAGGAACTGACCTTTGGACAAGTGGAACACAATCATTAGATAAAATAAAGACATGGGCCAATATCATGTATACAGAAGCCTATGGCTCAGAATCAGATACTTATATCAGGGATTCTGTTGCTGATTTTGTAGAGAATGGTTTTTACCCAGATGACCTCCTCCCAGGTGGACCCTTTTATAGATTACAGAGAGCAGCAGGGTTTCTTATATCAGATATAAATGATCAAATTGTTTCTTTAGAAACTTTACATTCTATAGAGGATTGCCCTAATGATCTTTTACCATATTTAGCAGATATAATTGGGTGGGAATTTTATACATCCAATACTGATGCTTGGAGAAGGCAATTAAGGTCAGCAATATCTTTATATAAACAAAAAGGGACAAGACAAGGGTTAGAGAATCTTATTAAAGTAGTTCTACCCAGCTTTAACTTAGATTTCTCATCTCAATATAATGAGTTTTATGAGTCTTATGTTCCAAATTTAATGTATTATCTTTTAAAAACAGATTCAACTCTGTTTAGTGGATTAGATTCATGGACACAAGATAAAGCGCAAAGTTTTTCAAATGGGGAAAGGGATAATACTAATTTAGATAATTCTATTCGTTTTGTAATTGATAATATTCTTTTAGATTCTGTAGAAGCTTATCCTCATTTATTTAATTTGAAAGGTTACGCATTTAATCTTAATGATCCTTCTTTTTCATTTAATTTTAGAAATAGGAACTTTGGTATACCTCCTTGGGAGTATGAAAAGTTTTATAAAGACTGCTCCATTTCTGAAGACTTAGTAGAATTTCTTAAAAATAAACTTATATGTTTAGGCGTAACTATTAGTTCTGCGGAAGCATTTTATAATTATGTTTTAGATAACACTGTAAAAGGGCAACAAGACCCAAAATATTATAATAATGGGTTTTTCTTTTTGACCTCCTCTATGAATCTACCCCCTAACTATTCAACTTTAATGAATAATTACGACAGGGATAGTTTTGATTTTATTCCTATATGGAATGGAAAATCCTCTCATTTCAATTTAAGTATATCATCAACTAATATAGATGGCGAATTTTTTAATCCTGGGGCTTTTGATAGAGAAGACTTTTTCGCATCATTAGAGTCTATACATAAGTTTGTACCTGCTAAAGCTATTCCTAGATCTCATATTGATTTACTTCTTGGAGATCCTTACATAACTTTTGTGGCGTTAGCCCCTAGAGCTACTGTATCTTTCTTAGATCAACCTAGTGCTTCTGGTACTATGGGTGGTTTTCAACTATGTTCCGTTGACATGAGGAGTGAAAAGGCTGGTTTATTAGCTAGATACATTCTTCCTGGATTTGATGATACTAAATCTAGAACAACTCATTTAAACAAATCAGTTTTTAAAAGAGATAGATTAAGATTTGGTATAATTAAAGATCAGATTTCAACTAATTATATTTTAAGTGGATACCCGTTAACCCTCAGTGGGGATTATATACCTTGTCTTGGAAGATCCTCAAAAAGAAGAAGGGATAATTCAAAGACCTTATGGAAAGGTGATTGGTTTACTAGAGATGGTTTTAACAACCCTATAAGGCTTAATAAAGGAACAGTAACAGGGGCTGGGATTAAACAATCTTATGATTGGGGGGTTAGTGGGTATATCCCATTGGGATTTAATTTTAGTTCTTATTCTTTTACTCCTGTAACAGATACCTTTGATTTACCTGGGGTTTATGAATCTTGTGAAACTTTAGATTCTTCAGGAGTCTTTTATGGAGTAGATACTTCTAATACATTTAGTATTAGAGGTTTGGATGCTATAGAGGTTTATGAAGGACATAATTATAGATATAGAGATGATATAGAAGATCTTCCTAAATTAATTTACGATTTAATTAAAAGAAAAATACATTATAAAACTTTAAAGTTTTTAGATGTAAATAAACATTTATTCCTATTTAATAATTGGAAAGACTTCTACGGAAATGTATATAACGCCTTATGGGATTCCTATGATTTAACACAGGACGAGTTTTATAATAAAAAGTTTGGTAAATATTACAGGAGAGGAAGTAAAAGCAGCATAAGAGGATTACCTTATCTTTATGAGAATTTCTTTGCTAAAGATTCCTTTAATCAAACTACTTCTTATAACTTACTTACTAGTTATATTAATGGAGGTGGTAACATACTTTCTAAAATTAATGGACCCTATTTATGGAATGGTCTTTTAACTTTAGATGGGTCAGGGGTAGATACAACCAAAACTAATAAAAAGAATAGGAGTATTAATGATAATAATGAATTTCTATTGTCAGCTATAGGTGATGATTCGATTTATAAATCAGAAACCTCTTCTTTATATGTAAAAAATCCTGAATATAGAAATCCTTATTACTTCAGTGGGGTTGAAATTATTTATGATAAGGCTACCCCTAATAAAATGTCTGTATTCTCCTTGTCGGATAATGGAAATATTTTAGATGATGACTCTGCTTTATTAGAAAATAACTTGCTAGGTCTTAAAGTTACTTTACCTGGAAGTAGATTAAGATTCTCCTTTGATTATGGAGACCAAGATGTATTATTCTCCCCAGAACATGAGTTTAGCGTCACAACAAAATCTATTTTCATGAATGACCAAAACTTGCTTACTGGTGGTAGGTCCTACAGCGTATGGATTCACACAGAGGCAGAGAAGGATTTTGATGGAAATTATGTGTTCTGGAATTATTCGCCAAATGGAAAATGGGAGATGAAGCCTGTATCTACAGTAACTTCTAAAACTAAAGGGCTACAAAATCTAATAAATGATTTATCTCATAACATAGAACATCCTCAATCCTCTCTTACTGATGCAGGTAACGCTTGTTTTTCTGAAGTTACTAATTTGTCAAAACTATGGAATCTTAAAAAAGATAATTTAGTTGTAGATCGTTTAAACTTTAATACTAATAACCAACCTATAAAAGTACCTTTAAGTTACTATAGAGCTTATAACCAAGTTCATAGAGAAGATCAAAAGTATGTTATAGAATTAATTCCTAACGCCAGTATTGATAGTAGTAAGATTTGGATACTAGATGGCATATCTACTGTAGATGAAACTTTGAAATCTTATTCTAGATTGGAAATATCCTCTGATATTGATGATTACTCTTTAGAGAATATAGTTACATACGACCCTGTAAGATTTTTCAAAGAGGATGGTTCTTTAATACCTAGTGGAAATGATATTTCTATAGATTTAAGTGGGAATATGTTTTTTGATAATGCAAAAGTAACAGCAGCAATAGGGTTAAGTCCTAATACTGGGGCTCCAATAGCTATTCCTAAATTATTTATAAAAATAAATGCATATACTTTACAAAAGTTCTATTCTAATGGAACTGTTAAACCACAGAAGCAATATACTGGTTTGCTAAGGCAAGTAGATTATAATAATAATTTTTCTTTATCTTCTGTTAAGGTTATTGGGACTACTAGAGGTAGTTATATAAAATCTAATTTTACTGAGTATGAAGACTTAGAGCCTTATCAGATTTTAGAAATAATGAGTTTTTATAAAAATCAAGCAATAACAGCACAAAAAAGAGCAAATCAAGGTCCTTCAATTGAGTTTAAGGCAGGCCCTAACGGGTTTTATGGTGGTGGTAGACTAAATTATAGGGATATTGTTGTTCAAGGTAATTGGCCTGCTGGGGTATTATTACTTGCTCAGAGGTATACTAATATTAGTATAATAAATTAATGAAAGGCGTAGTAGAAATATATAGAAATCCTTCTGATGGGAAGTCGGAGTTAATACTCTCGGAAAGCAATCTAATTATGGATGGTGCTGCTGAATCCGTTGTAGACTTTCTTACTATGCCATCATCAGTATCTATAGTTGATGGGGTAGTCCAAGAAAGGGTTCTTGATGCTTCAAATTATATCATACAAGGGTTTACTGTAGGAAAGGGCGCTGGTGGCTATCTTCAAAACCTTCATAAATACAAAAAACATAATTTTATTGTTAGTGCTGGTACTATTGGGGAAGCCCCTATTCCTTATTCTGATCTTAATGTTAACAATAGTCTTGATGGAGACAGGAGCCCCTTTGATTTATCAAGCCATGTTTTAAAGATAAATTCTATGCAAGGCATAACCACAAGTTCTTATATAAACTTCAGTGGATTTAACGCTCATTTATCAGGGATGGTTAATGCCCCAATGATATTTACTGTTGATTGTAAATACGATTTTGAGTATCCTCCTGAGAATATAGATAGTGGTATGGGCGTAGGAAGAAGCATAACTAGCTTAAGACTAGACAGGCACGGTTCATCCACTAGTGGTTCCTTTTACTGGGACTCTGATGGTAAGGGCGTTTGTGATATTAAACCTGGGGGAGACACCTTAATTAAAGATTTAGGAGGAGGTTGGTATAGATTAGGACTAGTTTCTCCTAGCGGAGTAGCAGTCACTAGCACCTCTCCTGAAGCATTTGTTTTCCCAGGGGGAACACAAGCTGATGGAACCTTTTCTTATGTCTCTACTTCCCCATCAGGAGGAGTTTTATTATCAAGACCTTCTTTAAATTTAGGTAGTGTACCTTTAAACTACTTCCTTGGAAGCGAGTCCGAGTTTGATTCAACTAAAGATTTTCAAGAATTTCCTGTATTAGCATCATCTATTCCATGCTTATCAGGTATTGACAGTACAAATGTTAGTTCAATAATCTTATTGAATGGTCCTGGAACTCTTAGAAATAATACTAGTGGATATGACCCTTATTTAACTTTACCTCAAAAGCAGAATCCAATTCTTAGTGGGTTAGAGCCTGGATCAATTACTGATTACGCCTCTGTTATTGATGGAACAATAAAAGCAGATCATAATTTAAATTTTGCTGGTTTTTATGGAAAATCTAAAAATATATACAATTATTTAGATAACTGGAGTGTTGATGAAACCTTAGCCACATCGGCTATGATGTCTGATTGTAGGTGGCTAGGAGGTCATGGGTTTACTGGGGCTGGTAAATCTCACTATACTTTAGTATCCTCTTTAAGTTACGAATCTTTTAATAACCCAATAACAACTCAGTCAAGAAATATAGGGGGACTTAATGTAGCCAGGAGTACGGATTTATTTGGGTATACAAGAGCAAGATACCAGACACTTGGGGAAGCTGTTACGGGGACTTTACCAGCAGCTTTCTTGGCATGTAAACATGGAGCTACCTCCCCTACTACTGGCATAGTAGAGTTTGAAGTTGAGTTATCGGATAATGATATGGCAACTAATAACGCTTTTGGGGGTATAATGACAATGGGACTTTATTCATTAGATTATAGAAAAATGGTATCTAATGGAATTCCTTTTGATAGATCAATTGATAAGGATGTAGATACTGGTGATGATATGGAGTTTAGGGTTTTCTCAAGGAAAGTATTTAATGAGAGTATAACAGCTACAAGTGATTTTTCCGTGACAGGGGCTGCTTTATCTGCTAACGCAGCACTTACTATAAAATGGAGGCTTGAATTCGTATGAGAGGCTTAGTAACAGTAACCAAAATCTTTAAAGATGGAAGAAAGGAGCGTATTCTAGAAGATAGTTGTAATGTTCTAACTGACGGTTTTGGGATTAGTGTAGCTTCAATGCTTTCTACTTCACCCACTGACTTAATTGATAGGTTCCATTTTAAGTATTTTCAAGTAGGGGTTTCTGGTTATCACCAAGATTTACCACAAATTATAACTCCTCAAATAATTGACCATACTGAGTGGGCATACTCACTCCCTTTAACAACTCACAATAACTTTTATGAATTATCTTCTGCTTTAACTTCTGTTTCTAGTTATGGTGGTGATATTGATTTAGTAGAGAAGGAAGTTTTAACTGTAACCAACCCATTCCAGCCACAGGAAAGTCTTAACTATACTACATCTTCTTTATTGCTTGCTATACTTCCTAATAACCCTACTACCAATTTAACAGATCAATCTGTTAATACTAAGATAACTATAGATAGGGAGTCTTTAAATGGTGTATCTATAAAGGAGTTTGGACTTTTCTCAGAAAACCCCGAAGGGTTATTTATACCAAGACCCGTACTTTCAGCATATAAATCCTTACCTGAGCCTATTGTTAAAACGGAAGAGTTTAGTCTGGATGTTGAATGGATAATTCAACTTAACCCTTATCCTAAAAGAACTCATGATTATTATGATTTTTGGGATCTACTTAGGATTGGAGATGTTTTACGATTCTATCCTTCTGTGAAAGCACCCTCCGCTACTTTTTATCTACACACTATGGATAAGAATAGCTCTTATGATGTTCTTATCCAAAGTACAACTCCAACACCACATGACGGTTACTTATCCTATTCCTTACAAGGAAATGCTGTGTCTGGGGCACACTATTCAATTGATTCTGACTACGCTTCCCCATTATTCGTCCCCAGAGGAACAACTTTAATCACTATACCTGTTAGTGCGTTGGATACTACTTCTTACTACCCTTCTAACACTAGACTAGATTTACATATGGAGAGTTTCACTGGGGGGATGGGAATACCTAAACTACTAAGAGACGGTACTCCCCCAAATTTCATAATATATTTTAAATCCAATAATGACCCCCCTGTAGTAGAATTAGGTGTAGATAATCTTGGGACCAGTAGCATTGTTTCTGGTTTATTAGATGTTAGTTGTTTAAGTCCTGTTAGTGTTTACTTGGATTTTTCTTCTAATGGACCAGTAGAAGTTAGAGACCCAGCATCTTTAGGAGGATCACTTTTATTATCGTCAATATCAGCAGGGACCAGTGGGCTTATATTAACTATACCTGCTTCTTCTACATCTGGGACTGTAATAGCTTCTGGTGTGGGTGGAGATGGAGTTGTAGTATCTTCTTATAATATAGTTTCTGGGTCTGATGAAGTTAATAAATATGCGTATTCAAACGACTTTAGACCAGAGTTTGAACCATCTTGTTCTATAAGTATACAGGATATAACTGACCATGCCCAAGATCTTCTTATACCTAAAAATAGGTGGTGGAGGGAAAATGTAGGAGCAGGGAGACTTTATCTACCAGGATACCCAACTCTTGCAACTCATTCTGGGAATGACACTTATACAGTTAATCCTCCCATGGAAATGTATATGCATAGTTATTTCTTGCCATCTATAAAAGCTCCTGATGGTGTTCAAGATGCTACCCTTAGTTATGCTACCTCTGCAATTTATATCTGGCCTGAAAACAAATCAATAAATGCAGCTAATTATGCTAGTACAGGACAACCAAAACCAGTAGACTCTCCTCCTAAAATTAGAAGGACTTACTCAACTTTTGAATCTGATTCTTTAAATAGAAATATTGGTAGACAATCTCAAACCATGGAATATAATTCTTCAATGTCATCAATTGTTTTTTCAATTTATGTAAAGAAGTTGTCTGAAACTATTCAAGTAGCTAATCCAAGGATTAAAGAATCTAGCACGGTTTCTAGTAATGATCGTATTCATATAGAATTGTTTTCTAGAGGATTTAAAGAAACTGGTGACTCTGTAACCCCAGGAGCAAACTCTAAAGGATGTTGGGCTTCTTTTAAATGGAACTCTGCTGGTGGGTTAGATTTGATAGATTTGGAAGCTACAGGAGCCTTTAGTTCCACAGATATTTATGTAAGTGCGGGTTGTTTTTCTGGAACTGTGGGTGATATAGCTAAGTTTGGGTACCAGGATCCGTGGGCTGGTAGAGATGGTTGGTATAGAATTTACTTAACTACAGCAGTCCCAACAGCGGTTACAGAGGCTGCTACAAATGCAGAGCTTAATTATGACGGTAGTGGCGCTGTATCTCAATATTTTATTTTCCCGACCTGTTCAGGAACTAAGGGCAGTGGCGGTCTTAAGTTGCCTGGGTATACTGGTACTATAAATAGCGCACCAGAGGTTCTCTCTGGGACTGTACACGCTTGGGGGCAGTACGAGGAGACTTTGCAAACAGACACTCATGATAGGAGATTTCCAAGAATATATCAACCAAGAGTTAATGATTTTTGGGAACCACTTGGAAATGTGTTCCTGTCACCAACCTTAGGAAAACAGAAAGTGACTGTTTCGTTCTAGATATAATAAATAAAGAGGGTATTATCAATGACTAAAGATAAATTTACACCTACAGGGCACATAGAGATATGGAAGGTTTACCCTGATGGCTCTAAAGAGATGCATTGGACAGATAATAATGTTATTACATCTGGTATGGGTGTTGGTTTAGCTCACTTATATGCTGCCTCTGGTTCTGGTTCTATAATTGATTATCAAATACTTAATTATCAAGTAGGTACTTCTGGTGATTTAACTGATTATGGAGTATCCTCTTTTAAATTAAAAAATCCTTTAGGTGGAGTAAAGCCTTATGGTCTCAAAAGTTTCGTACATGTAGAAGACTTACAACCAATACAAAACGGAAGCGTGGTCGCCTCTCAAGCTTTCGCAGGAATACCTTATTCAAATATTCATAGAGTATCTAAAACTGCTGTAAGATATACTTTAGTTTTGGACGATAGGACTGGTAATTCTGATGATGAATTAAATGAGGTTGGGTTGTTTATGAGAAATCCTACTGGGGCTGCTACATCTAGCCCCATCTTGGTTGCCTACAGACCCTTCATTCCTATAAAAAAGACTCGTTTCTTTACCCTAGTGTTCCTTTGGACATTGCAATTCTAACATGACATTTAACAAATTAGACCTTTATACAGTAAGTGCTGGGACAGAGATTTTTAATTTCTGGAATCCTTTCGTAACTAAATTTGACAGTTCTTCTTTTTATAGCTGGGAGCAAGATAACACCCCTTTATATGATTTAGAAGAGAGGACTGATTATTTATGGGAGAAGCTTGGATGGGCTACTTCTTCTGTCCCTGGTCTTGTGCTATCAGTATCCTCAAGCATACCAACTCATTTAGATGTATCTTCTAATGTATTTACAACTCTTCAAGGGGCAGTAGACGCATTACCAGAGATACTTAGATTCCCCACTCTTATTGAAGTGGCAGTTAGTGGAGATATAGGAGAACTAAATTTAAATAATGTTAAATGTGAGGGTAATGGTGCTTTAGAGATTATAAATAGGGTTTTTAGCACTCTTGAAGTTCCAACAGCAGATAATGCCTACGACATAACTGATAAAGGAGTTGTAGGCAGAATTAACTCACTAAAAGAAGATGGTGGTAGTTTGTACCGTAGTGTATTTGATACTTCTTGCTTACATACTGGTTCACAAACATCATCTCTCTTCTTAAGTACATCGGCCATGGCATTGGTTGTTAATAAGTATTTAGACGATACTCATAAGATTGGGTATGTAAACCTTATGTTGGGTGCTGACACTAGTAAACTTACGGCAACTGCCGACCGTGTTTATTTTAATACCCATGATGTTAAATTAGCCTTAGCACCATATCCAGACAACACTATTGACACTTCTGGTCTACTGTATAATGGTAATCCGATTGCTGATGATATTCTTTACGGAAGGCAAGACTTCACCAATGGGGCTGATCTGGTAGGAATTTATACAGGAAACTTCCTTCGCAAGATTAAAGTGTCTAATTGTGATGGTCCTATTTATATTAGAGGATTTCAAGTTAATGCGGCAAGCGGAACTGGCCCTCCTGCCCCAATACATGATTACGGTATACATATTTCAAACACTGAGGGTTTAGTTGTCGAGGATTGTGGTGTAGCGAGGGCTGGTGTCGCTGGTCTTGTTGTTGACGATTCCTTTATTAGTCTTAGAAGGAAATTTATATCTTGTAGAAATTATGATCACTCCTCAAGGGGTGTGGTGGAGGATTATGGTATACTTGCTAATAATTCCAAACTATCTTTTGATCAAGATTCCTACTCTACTAGTGTTAGTAGTATTCTTGTAGTAGCTCACCAAAAGACAGGTATTAAACTTGTAAATTCTCAGCTTACTGGTGGTACAGCAGTTTCCGTTGACCAAGGAACTACTCCTGTAACTACTGTTCAGCAGAGTGAGGTTGGAATAGAACTAATATCCTCGGTTATTGACCTTAATGGTGTTTTGGATGTTTATAATAATACAACAGGTATACTTGCAAGGCAATCTAGTTTAATAACTGATTCTATAATTGGTCAATGTAGTACAAAAGGTGCTGTTGAGCTTGAGGAGTCTACCTTTCAATACAATAAAAACTTATCAAAACCTGTTTCTTGGCCTTTGGTAGATAAAGGTATAAATTATCGCATTACTAAGAATTTTTTCCATGCTAACGGACAACATATAAAAGCAACCTCTTCTAAAATAAAACCTACTTATGCTGATTCCATGCCTACTAAGCATGGTGAGTTTACTCTTCTAGCAAATGTTGGTTTTGATGGTAGTGCAGCGTTATACAATCTTCCTGGGGTAGAACTTCAAAATAGTTTTTGTGAATTGGTTCATCCTTATTTTTGGACCAACTACCAAGAAACCAGAAAAACTAGAGGTAGGCATTTAGGTGTTTTAAATTCCTCTACAGCCCTTCTTCGTGGCTCAGTTGGTGGTTCTACCATATTTAGTACAGCCGATCTTGGGGTTGTTGGGACAAGTATCCATGTACAAGGTAACTCTAACTTAATTGTAGCAGGCCCTACTCATATATCTCAACAAGATTCCGCTGTTTTATGTGAAGACAATTCAAATGTATCATTTGTACCCCATATGAAAGCAGATATTAAAACTCTAGCAACCAGTGAGTGGGATTTACATAATCCTGCTAACCATACATCTGTTGAAGTATATGGAAGAGTAGGTTGTTTAATAGCAAATAATAATTCTACCATCAATATAAGAGATTTAGGGTCTTGGTATACTAATTGGGAGGCTGGTCACTCCACTGATGAAATTTATCTCAATTCAGACAGCCCAAAGCAAGATGCTCTTTATACCAGTGCTGGGTCATTTACTTTCTATCCTTATAATACTGCTAATATAGGTAACCCACCTGAAGCAAATTTCAGAGACTCTAGCTACGGTAACGCAGATCTGTTACCAACATCTGACCCTTCTACTAGAGTGTTTACTTCTGAAGTTGGTGGAGTTGGTTATGGTGGCTATAATTGGTTCGTAAGAAACATTTCATCCCCTGCTTTTGGGATTACACACTTCAGAAGGTTAACCAAAGGTGGGGTATGTGTAAAAGCAGTTAATAATAGTACAGTTAATGTTGAAAATGTTAACTTTATATGTGGCCCTGTAAATGCTGATGAGGTTTACCTAGACCCTACTCAAAATATAGCAGGAGGGTGTAATGACATTAGAATATGGGCTATAGCTGGGGGATCTACCCTCAATGCTAATAATTTAAGTGTAAGTGGTAACTACCCAGGCGATGCTGGGTATCATGGACCTAGAGGTATTTATTATACTGACACTACCTATGATTGCTCTGCTGCTGCCCTAAGTGCGTTTGTAGACTCTCCTTACTTAAGTGGACAGCAGTTTATAAAGAACCTACCTCCGTTAGTAAATCTAACAACTACGCTTGCTGGTCTAGCTGCTGATGTGTCTGCTTTAAGTGGGGCTGGTTTTTATGATGATATGCCTCTTAGTTCTTTGTCTATACTTGATTTCTTTGGATTAGGGTGTTCTGCTCTTAGCGATATTTCTGGTGTAAATTCAACAGCAGAAGTAGAATACTTTAGAGCATGGTCTAAAAAGAGATTTGGTGATAGTAACCCTTATGGTTATGGTACTAGTTCTACTTACCAAAACTGGGGTCCGTTTAGGTTATTCCTGGAAATTAACCCCACAGCAAAAGCCTTGAGTTATTATAACGCAGACTTGTCTTCTTATGACAATAGACCGTTCCAAACATTGGCTCAAGGGTATTTCTTGTCTGGTGGGTGTTCCTCTACCTTGTCTTCCATGCAGGATTACTACTTTGATTTACTTGATACAGCTAGGGATGCCTCAGGAACCGCCTTGTCTGGGTTTGTAACATCAGGGTATTTCCATCCAAAAGATTTCTGTTTGCCTAATAACTATAATATTATGTTAGATGATTCAGCATCTAATACTTTTGCTAATGCAAAAAACGCCTCCCTTCCAATATTAGGAAGACCTAAGTTGGTGGAAATTTATAGAGCAACAACTGAGGAAGGGGGTACCACTTCATTTGCTACATCTGGTCATGGTCAAGGGTTTAAAACAACAAACATATTTAATCTTGATAAAGGTATTTAATAGGAGTTAACAATGTCAGAACTAAACGGAAATTTATTTAATGAAGCGTCTGAGCAGTTTGTTGAGAGTTCTCACAAATTCGTTCAACCAGTAAGATATTTTAAAAGTAACGACCCTTACTATTGGGAAGTTGATAATATCCCTATTAAACAGTTAGAGGAGAATATTCTTTTCCTTAGGGACCAAGTTGCTAATAACTTAAGTATTTCTGGAATAGGCAGAGAGGATTTAGCAGAGCTTAAACCTTTTGTTAATGGGGCTGATAGGACTGTTTTTGTAAATCCTGGTCGATATACTGCAAGAATAAATGATGCTTATAATAAAGGTATTAATTTACTTAATGAGGTGTATGCAAACTGGAATCCTCCTGGTGGGTCAGGTCCTCCTATTGACAGCGGTTATGCCAATTTGGCTAATCGAAAGACTAAAGAATTTACTCTACCTTTAAATGTTCTTAAGACTTTAGCAGGAGAGATAATTGATCAACCCTTACTTGATACTGGTCTTTATACCTTTTTACAGCATCATAACTCTGAACCGTTAGTTGGAAATACTCTTGAGTTTTCTAACAGTGTGGACTTTAGAATTAACTCAGGATTAACTGTTCCTGGTATGCCTAAAAGCAAGGCTGCGATTTGGAGATCTTTTGGACATAACTATGGTATTACAGCATTTCAAAATGACCTTCAACAAGAGTCCGTAGAATTTACTCGTTTTTGGGGAGGTTCTATTAGAACTGCTATTGTTGATGTAGCTGAAACTTTATCAATATCCATTCCCGACTTTGATGAAAATGATTACGCAAACACTACTGACCTAACCCCAGCAACTAGAATAGATTTATTATTCGTTTATTCCCATCCTATTGATTCTGTTTCAACTACAATTATGAACCCCCCAGGGACACCAGAACAAATATCAGCACCAAGATTAGGTATTTTAAAGGGGGCTGGTGTCATAGCTCTTAATCAAGGTCATGGTAATGGGGTAAATAATTATGATAATGAGGCTGGTTATTTTGATACTGGGGCTTATGCAACAGCCTCTGGTAATTCAGCAAATTACTTTACTTCAGAAAATACAGTAGATTTAGATATCCTACATAATAGAATGATTTCTACTTTAGCGGATACTCAGCAAACACAAATTGGGCTAAGAGGGAATTTTTCAAATATACCGTCCCCAGAAGATTTATTAAATTTAACACCTTTGTTTGAGAGTCAGTTGTCTAAAGACAACTTAGCTTTAGTTGGTCAAAGTGTTTTACCTATTGCTTATGTAATTGTTAAGAGGGGACAACCCATTATTGTAACTAATGACCTGTTTGATATTAGACCGTTCATGAGAACTGCGGAACTATCCTATAACGAAAGGGCTGGAGTTGCGGCAGCAAACCCTCCTTTATCTTTTGCTAACCCCGCTGTTGGTAAAGTAGAGGTTCAAAAAGACATTCTTGATGTTAGGGATGTTTTAATGACTGAGATCAATAAACCAAACCCAATATCTCAACCAGTAGCTATGGGAACCATTTATGGAGGAACTTTATGGGGACCAGAAGGTATATTAACGGAACTGGAGTGGGCCCAATGGAATGACATTACTGATCCAGAGGAAAAAGCATTGGGTATTTTAAAAACTTATCATGTCCCTTCTATAGTGGGAGAACTTCCTAGGTTTCCTGGGTGGGATATTAACGAGGAATGGTTTCCTGGTGGAGGTAATCATAGGAATGATAGATTATTTTCCGCTGTTAAACATAACGCTGAGGGAAAATTCAATTTTCCAACTAATATAAATGAATTTGATGCAGAAGGTAATCCTCTCATAACAGATATGCCTGTAAGTCAGTTTGGTTATATAGGAGCAGCCACTAGTCACGGGCGTATGTGCCCTATGTATGGATCACTTTTTGTAAAAAAGACATTTACATTTAGTCAACTACTATTACAAGAACTAGGATATACTGATTTTGATGTTAGAGTTGATTTAATAAATTGCTCGTTAATGGCTGGTGCGCCTTCGATTGATATTGGAGGAAACGCTGATATTAGAACTGGGGCTCACCAAACAGGTATTTTTGTAGAAAAGAACCGTGATGCTGCTGGTGGTCCCCTTGGGTTTACTATTTTTGTATGTGTTGGGAGTCCTGCCGCTCATGAAGGGGCACCTTGGTTTGGACAGCCTGATAATTCTAATAATATTGTTGGTCATAGCTATAATAGGTCTCAAGAAGAATTTTTTAGAAAGAGTCATTATTTTAGTAGAGTTGGTGTAATTACCAGTAAGTTAATTGATGCAGGCGCAACAAAAACCCCTAACATAGCGGGAGCTAGAACAACACCCCAAGGCACAGCAATGACCTTCCACGGAACTAGCTTTGATACCTTTGATGATGGTGTATCGGGAAACCAAAAGCAAACTTTTAGTCCAATGCTGGTAACTTATCCTACAGTTAACTTTACTATTGTGGGTTATAAGGACGATGTACCTCCTTATGCTAGAAAGCAAGTCTTTAGTGTAAATGGTGAGGAAGCCGATGGAACAATTTAAAACATGTCATGGGAACCCTTTATTCATGTATACTTAAGGCTATAAACATTGTTGGGGGGCCTCAACCCCCTGATGGTGGAGGAGGAGGAGACCCTGGTGGTGGAGGAGGAGATCCCCCTGGCGGTGGTGGTAGTGATTGCGATATAGAAGTTACTGTTTTCTATTGTACTTATAGTGACTCACCTAATTGTGGCGCAAGTACTGGTCAAAATAATACTACTTTTACCAAAGAAGAACTAGTAGTCTTGGGAGTTATAGATGAGTGTAGTGACATAGTAACTGTTGATTCTTTCACTAAGGATGGTGTTACATATTTTATAACACAACCTACTACTTGTTGCACTACTGTCCGTTATTATTATTGTTCACCTATACATGCGGCCAATCCTTGCGATAATTCTCAGGGGTGTACAACTTTTATAGATGTCTCATTTAATAGTGAAAATGAGAGTAATACCCCAGATGTATTCGTTTTTGCTAATAAAACAGGGTATAAAGACCCACAAGATTGTAAGGATGCAAACAACGGTTGTTGTAGAGATTTTGACGCTCCTGGTGATGGAGGTGGTGGAGGTGGAGGGGGGTCTGGCCCTATTGAATTTTGTAGATGTGAAATAAACCCAAATAACCCTCAGATACAGACTACCCCAATATCCCCTGGGGGGTTTATAAAAGAAGCAACATTTACCCAAGTATGTGACGGCGTTACTCCCCAGGAGGCTCAAATAGGGGAGGCTGTAAATCGAGCAATAATTACTAATTGGAAGGCTACTGTCGGGGCTGGTCTTTCTTGTACAACAGTGTCAGAAACTGGGAACCTTTATGCAGACTGTATGGATCAAGGTTCTTGCGGTGGGGACTGTGATGATATGGTAGTAGTATTGAAATGTGTACCTAATAACTGCCCAGACCCAGATGAAGTAGAGACAATTTTATCAGACGCTTATAGTCATATAAATGAACCTTTTAATGATCCTGCAGGTGATCTTGGTTGGACAGTTTGCCCAGATGACAATATTATAGTTTTCTCCCCTCAGGGAGGCTCTTTAGCGGTTCTGATATCTGATCCTAATATAAACACTAATCTTTCTATTGATGGAGGATTAGGTTCTACAATTGATAATAATTCTGGGCATATAACTATAAGCACTACTGCTCTGAATAATTCAACTGGAACACAAACCTTAACAGTAACTTTAACAGTCGGTGGGTGTGCAACTGAACCCTTAACTGGTTCTGTGCTATTACAGTTTGATCCAGAAGATCTTACCATATGTGACAGTTTCGAGTCTTGCTCTTTTGATTCCAATAATTGTGGATATACTTCAGACCAAGACACTGTAGCTAAAATTCAAATTATCCAAGTTCAGCCTATTAATGATATCATTAATGGGTCAGATCAAATTCAGTTTGATGCTCCTCCAGGAGGAGAGGCTTATTTAACTGCAACAGGTTTTGCTGAGAACACTGCTTGGAAGAAGTGTACAGAAGACGGGACTTCTGTTATTGATGTATTAACTTTTAATGACCTTGGGGAACCAGTAAATGTTACCAGCATTAATTTTGATTTTCCTTCGACTCCTGGATTATCATTTGACATACATAATATTACTACTATAGATAAAGGTAGAAAAAGGGTTGAACTTGTTAATATGGCTGGGGATGCTAGGGATGCGGAAAAGAACAATGGGTTTCATTTTACTAGATTAACATTTACTGATTGGGTAGGTTTTAAATTTCTTAAATTGCATTGTCGAGCAGATAACGCAGGGGGCGAAATCCCTGATTTTGAGTATCCTCAACCATTTCAATGTGTAGCTCCTAACACCAACCCTATAGCTGGTTTAAATATTAAACAAATACAAAATACTACAGAAGAGTTAATATTTACTGGCACTGGGGCTAGTTGCTACTGGGTTGGAGATCCTGCGCCACACATAATAATGTGTACTAATACTTGGACTGACCCAGACATTGGACAAGACATAGAAAACCGTGGAACTTTAATTATAGAAGCGTTGGATAATACAGGAGCTATTACTAAAATTGATAGTATTGTTCTAGCTCCATCGCAAGGTAATACTTTAGGAGATTGGCAATTTTCTCCTATTCAAGGAGATGCTTATAGATATAAGGCAAAGTTCTGGAATTTACCCCCAGGCATTATAGAAACAAACGGGCAGGGTCTATTAAAACTATTTTTAACAATGACACTAACAAATGCTAGTACTACAGCATTTCATGTTGGAGTAAATGGAGTGGATAATACTGCATCCTTCAACTTGCCTAGTTCTCCCCCTCCAACAGGTAGTAATTGTGGTGATTCTGATCCCACTGACCCAGGAGGACCAGGAACAGGTGAAACAGTAGGGTTAGGTACAAAAATATTAAACTTTTTGTCAGGTAGGAATAGTCTTAGAAATTTTAGGGCATCATATTCAACTAAGCAATTATCAAAAGCTTCCGCTCAAAAAGACTACTTAAATCACTTATCTAATAGGAGATCTAGTGAATTACTTTTTGATCCAGTTACCTCTAATGAAAGATACGCCCCAAGGAGAAGATTACCCTTTATTCCTTATAAGCCTACGGGGAGATATTATAATAATATATTTTCAAACATAATTGATTATAGGATACACCTTATTAATAAGTATTATAATTCTACAGATAATGAAACAGACTATAGTGAATCTATATTCTCAGATCTAACACTTGAAAACATCCATCTTAGTCTTACAAAAGAATTTAGAGTTAAGGTAAACAATTTAAAACATGCTGATGGGAGCCCTTTAAAGAACACTATTCTACAGAAAATCAAAGATTTGATTATCAAAGACCAGTTAAGCAGTTTTGATATATCTGATATTGATAATATGGGCACTTTAAGTAAAAAGAGTAATCCAGGCTTAGTAGTTAACCCTACTTTTACTGCTCTTAATGAGATTATTAAAACTGTTAATAATTCTAAAAGTCTAAATCCTAGAGAATATTGGGGATCAAATAAAGAAAGGGTTCTTAGATGGAAAACTATTGCTAGTGATTTAAGTAAGAATTTACCTATAATAGAGTCTGATTTAAGTGTAGAACAATTATTTGTTCATGATACAGATGTTATTGATTTGGCTTTAAGTGACGGGACTACTTCATCACTCCCTATAACAGATTTCGATCAAATAAACTTCGTGTATGCAGACGGGAATCACTCTATTTTAGACTTAGACACTCAAATTCATAGATCTAAAGTTATGGATTTTGAAGATCTTACTAATTCATTTAAGAAAATAAAGGATACCTTTAATATTAAATTAACAGTAAGTTCTGCTGCTGTTGCTAAAATTGAGGAAGATGCTTCATTAAGTTCTGAAAGGTCTAGTAAATATGTCTTCAAACTAAATACAGCATCTTTAACAGATTTAGATAGGGAGAATTCACTAATAAGGTTAACATCTTGTAATTATGATCTTATAACGGACCCTGTTGAGATTGAGGATTGGGTAAAAACAAAAGTTTACCCCTTTTATAATTTCTATATTCATCATACTGATTTATTTTTAGATCATATGGAAAAAAAGAAACAATTGAATGTGGAGTATAAAGATATAAGTTTTGATACCTTTGCTCCCTCAGAATCTGAAGATTTTGCCGTACTTCCTAGAAGAATACCTTGGTACATAGTTGTTATACCTACGGACAGAAATGATATTATAACCTCAATAGGTACTTCTAAGTTGGTTGATTATCAAACAAGGATTCTTAATTTCAATATAACTTCTAAAACATCTGATTATAAACAAAATTTTAATTCTCCTATTTTAGATGAGGTTCATTCTGATTATTATTTAAATACTGCTACTGGTGACAAGTATTTTGAATCCTTTACTTACGAGTATAATGATTCAAAAGTAAAGGATACTCTAAAACCTTTCAAGAAAGGTTATGAGATATTACCAAGACCAGAACCAGCCACTAGGGCCTTATTTAAGGCAATACGAGGAGTAATTGAAGATGGGAATGAGTTTGTAGAAAGAAATTCTAATACTATCACTTGGGGATCAGTTTATAAAAGGATGAGTAAGCAAGATAAGAAATCTATTGCTTTAGTAGATTCCTTTAATTTCCAAGATTTAAAATCTAAGTTCCTTTTGGGTAAAATCAGTAGTAATGATACTATCAATGCTGAATTCGGGAAAATAAAAGATTCAGTGAATTCAAATATTAAAAATATTTCTAAATATGTTCCTAAAGTAGCAGGAAAACTAACTATAGAAAAGTTAGTGGAGGATTCCCTAGAGGAATTCCCAGGAGAATAATATGGCAAGAATAGCAATGGTGGGGGATGATACTGGGGAAACCTGTCTTTTTGATGGAGCCTTATCAGAAGAAGAATCTTCAGATAATGTTACTGCTGGTGGGAGGTTTGTTGCTTTGTTTGGTGTTACTGATTTAGAGCATGGGTGTAACGGAGTGCATACTTCCCAAACCGATAAAAGATGTTACCCTTCAGAAGGGTCGCCTAATATTTTTGTTAATGGGAAGCCTTTACATAGAGAAAACGACTCCCGATCATGCTTACTTCACGAAACCATCACCAATCTAGATAATATTAGCGTAAATGTGTTTTGTAATGAGTAAAAATTAGTAAAAATCGTTTATTAAATTTAATTAGATATACATATTTAAGACGGTATTACCGTAAGGAGTTTTATTATGAACAAAGATCAATTGAGAGAAGCCGTACTAGGCACTGCCGCTTGGAAACAGGTAGGTGTAATTACTGAATCTGTTGCTGCTGTTGAGGAGCAAGAGGTTATTGAAGAGGGTAAAGAGGTTTCTGAGGAGCATTCCTGTCCCCTTTGCGAATCTAAGCTTGATGAGCAGCTTTCTGACGAGGTTTTGCTTGAACATGCTGACCAAATGCTAGAGGTATTCCAAGAGGCTGAGAACATCATTGTTGAGTCTGAGAAAGAAGAGGAAGAGGGTGATGAAGAAGACCTTCTTGAGGGTCTTGATGAGGAAGATATTCAATTTCTAGCTAAAATGTCCCGTGAACTTAAATCTAAAAAGGTTGAAACAAAGTAAGGTTTCTTATGGGTTCTACTAATAGTTTAGGAATTAGCGTTGGTGATTTTGCTCAAAGTTTGTTTGAGCAAGAGATAGCTAGTCCTACCCCTAAACCTAAGAGGAGTAATTTGCCTGGAAATGTCCCTGATATTTCTGATGTAGAAGTTATTCAAGAGTCTGTTGATAATGTTCTTTCTAATTCTTTTGGTATAAGTAATCCTACTAAGCCTGAAGTTAGTATTAAAAAAAATAGAAAAGTGCAATTAAAAGAAGAAATTAAACAAAAAATTAGTGAATTAAAGTCTCTCCTTACTGAGCTTGGCGTAACTCCTGGCTCAACAACTACAGGAGGACTTGGTGTTAAGTTAGGGGGGAAGTCCAATGAGCTTAATTCAAACGGTACAAGATCTAGAAGAAAGAAACCTAAATGAGAAGAAGTCTAATAGGTATCCTTCTGGTAGGGGTACTTATAAACGAAAAGATAAGGTAACTTCTCGTAAAAGTAGAGCCCCTATTTATAAAACTATTAAAGATGCTTTAAGGAAAACTACCCCTGGTACTATATTTTCAACTAAAGGGTCCTATAGGATGTATGTAACCACCTCTGGTGGGTGGGGCAAAAGCAAGCAGCAGAGGGTTTCTGGTAGAACCGCTAAAGGTTTTACCCCAGGCAGCGCAACCCCTTCTGCAAAATGGTCTAGTGTTAGAAGCCATGCTGCAAGAACAAAAATAAAGCATGGCGGGTCCACTGCTTCAAGTCTAAAAGCGAAAGCTAGAAGAAAAAAGGATAAAGGTAAGTAATATGTTATTAGAAGATGTTTTTATTATTGAAAAAATGGAGATCCTCACTGAGGGTAAAGGGCAGAACTCCTCTATGAAAGTTAGAGGTGTTTTTCAACGAGCAGATGAAGAGAATAATAACAAAAGAATTTATCCTAAAGCTCTCCTTACTAGAGAGGTTGAAAAATTAACTGAATCTATGAATAATCGTAGATTGATGGGTGAGCTTGATCACCCTCAACATGATAGTGTAAAGCTTTCTAATGTTTCTCATCTAATTACTAAATTGGATGTTAAAGGTAATGAAATTATTGGAGAAGCAGAGATATTAAATACTCCTATGGGTCAGGTAGCTAGGGCTCTTGTAGAAGGTGGGGTTCAAATAGGTATTTCATCTAGAGGGATGGGTACTTTATCTGAAGGTGATGATGGGAAGCGTTATGTAAATGAAGACTTTCGCCTTATTACTTGGGATATTGTAGCTGACCCTTCCACTAGAGGAGCATATCCTACATTAGCAGAAAACAGACAAAGCATCCTTGTTGAAGAAATACTTAATGAGGTTCTCCCCCGTGTAACTGAGCAAAAGGTATTTTCTACTCTTCTACGGGAGCGTTTAACTGAATCAAAAAAATCTCCTAAAGAATACACAGAAATCTTTAGAGGTGTAAGGGCTAGATTAAGTGAAGCTAAGAAGAAAACAGCAGCAGAAAAAACAGCAGAAGAAAAAGCAACAGCAGCAACGCCAGCATTGAAACCAATAAAACCAGCAACACCTGAAAAAAACACAGAAACTAACAGAATTCAGCAAGAGGTCAGAAG